GTTTTATACATGACACATGGCGACCGTTTTTGGCATTCAGCTAACAAACCGTCTTAACACCGCCACGGTGAGGCGCCCCTTTCACCCTAGGCGCTACGACTCTTACATTACCACCTTTACCACCCAACCCGGCATCAACCAACTCTTTCGTGCCGTTGACTACGACCCCGTAGACCACACCGCCACTTTCCTGCAATGCAACCCCCCTCTCAACGCTTGGAATCCCTCCCCCCAATTCAATCCCTCAGACCTCCCTTTGGGTCAATGGAGACGATGGCTCACAGATCGATGTCGTGCCCTGGCTACCACCCTTCAGCGTCATTTCCCTCTCGTAGTGAACGCTCCCCGCTTAGTGAATCCAATCGTTATTGGCATGGTCACTTCAGCTTTCCTCAACAGTGAATCCATTCACTTGTATCTACCCTACCTCTTCTACGACCCCGGCGTCGCTCCCATTCTCCACTCCATCCTCCAAGTTGATCAGCAGTTCTCACATTCAACCTTCGTCGTGAACAAAGTCCTCTACACTCCAGCCGGAGTCAAGTATCTCGCCCTCAGGTTCTACGATCCGTCAAGCCCCTCCGCTCCCTGCTCCTTCGGTAAACATGTGCCATCATACGCCCTTGTCGCCTATTACTCAGACGAAACTTCCCGCCTATCCGCCATCCATCGGTACACCGGAGGCCAGCTCATCTTGGAACACTTTGACCAACCCACCTACGCCCCCCATCTGATCATCCCCAGACTCGGATCCCCCATCGGGTACGGTGCTTCATCTCCAAATCAAGGCGATCTACTTCTCGTCGAGTCGGTCATTGATGCGTTTCGTCAGAACTCATCCTCCGGTCCATCCACCGCCGTCGCTCGTATCGATCAGACCTACCACCCGGTCATGAATTGTCAACCCGCCGATATGACGTTACTGTCCAGCCGTCTTCTTAATCTGGCTCTCATGGCTGTTCAAGGCTGTCAGACTGTCTCCCCCATGTCCAACGACCCCCCGATGAGTGAAGTCAACGGCTTTCTCTCACGCGTTATGAGCCCTGGAGATCCTCAGTTGCTAGCCGCTTATCGAGCCGATTACGAGCAGATCTGGCGTAACAGTCCCTTCCCCATCGGTGCTAACCCCCGATATCAATCCGTTCGTCAGGTCAATCGTTTCTCTCTCGGCACAGTGACCCACGTTCCCAATTCGTCCCAACCTCTCCAGTTCCTTCCCCAGTATCGTAACGCTAATGTTACTAAAGCCAACGGCCTCGCTTCATACAATACTCAGCGATTGTTACCCATTGCTATCTATCATGGACACGCGGTCACCGGAGGCACTTACTTCACGTCTCGTAACATTAGTGGAGATCCCGCCGCCCCTTGGCCCATCGCCAACCTCCCACCACTCCCTCCATTGTACTTCTCCGCTGAGTCCCGAACGCGACGTGAATTGCTATCACGCCTGAGACACCCATCTGATCGCTCGCTGCTGAAGGACACCGCTAACTTCAACTTCCTCGCCACGCTGCTGAACTCGGCCACCAATGACCCAGTCCTATATGAAGGCTTTTCCCTAGCTTACCTAGGCGCTGCTTCCACCCATGGTGACGTTCATGAGCCCCTGATTTTGGATGCCTTACGCCTTGGCTCAATTCCCGGTGTCCCGATCCCCTCTAAGATTGGTCAATTTGGATACGACGTCGAGTCCGGTTCCCTCATGGACACTACTCTCGCCAGTCCAACAGGTACTTATGGCGTAGTCTACAGCGACGTCGACCAAGTAGAGGATGCAGGTGATCGTATAGACCTCGCGGACCGCGCTGCCATCGCCACTATGCTCACTGCTCTCAACATGACCACGGCCGGCGGTGTTACAGTCTTGAAGATCAACTTTCCCACTGTCGCGATGTGGACTCAACTTTTCCATCGATTCGCTACCATGGCCAGAGAACTTCACATCGTTAAGCCGCTGATTGTGAATTCAGTGGAGGTGTATGTCATCTTCTCAGGACGTGCCAATGATGGGAACCTAACCCCGTCTCCCGCTCTTCACCAGTATCTGATCGAACTGTTCGCCCGTGCCACTAATCTAATGTCCGTCATGAGGCACGTACCACTGTTAGTGGATGTAGATGATGGCACCTCATCTCTGGGTATTAACGCTTGTCGTCAGTACAGTCCCGACCTGCCGCTGGCCGTAGCCACCCCTGATCTACAATCCCTAGCCTACCAGCTAGCGACTATCGTCCCCTCCACTTCCTACATGTCCAAGGAGGACTTTGATGGCACGTCGGCTTTGACATTCTACGGCAAGCGAACTTTCTTGTCCGCTCTGCGCCTCGCTCGCTTACGGAACATCCCTCTACCAGCCACCACCGCCCTCCGTCACCAGTCCCGGCTCACCGGTCCCCCATCCTTCCAACTGTTCCCCGTGAAGCCGGCTTCTGTGAATCAGCTTATGGCCGCTTGTTACAATTTCATCCTGCATGCTGCTCTCCAGGCTGTCGCCCCTCCTAGGCTGATTGATTGTGGGACTGGCCCAGAGGCACGTATCTTATCCATCGTCCCAGCCGCTACGGATCTACTCATGGTCGATCAACGCCCTTCCGCTGAAGCCATCACCTCCTTCAACCCCGCTCTTGTCTCTTACGTCATGGCTGACTTCATGGACCCAGCGTTTTGGAACAATCGTCAAACGAACGCCATCACCTCCATCTTCTCTTTCGGAGCTGCCTGTGCCGCTGCCAACCTTGATCTGATCGCTGGACTTACAGCCTTCCTCCAGTCCACACGTCTCACGGGAGCTGGCCATTTCTGGTTACAACTCAACTCGCCCTTGTCTCCACTGGTGGACATCCCAGGACTGATCACCATCGACACTCGACGTGCCATGTACTCCTTCAACGGTGGACAACGTCAGGAGCCTTACGCCTTACCCGATGCCATCCTGGCTGCCATTCGCGTGGTATACCCCAACGCTACCTTCACATGGCTAACCCCATCCCCCTCCATGGACTGGATTGAGTATGTCCTTGGCCTTGGGTCCGCGATCGACTTTGACACCATCCAGACTGTTCGGGACTACGGGCTTCTGACCCCCATCCTGCACGTTGATTTGACCCAACCACCGATGGTCGTTCCGATCCCTCTCGTCGTTGGCGTCCAGGCAGTTCTGCAGGTCGCAGCTCCCACCAATCAGACGACCGTAGTTGGGTCCATTGCTGGAGTACAGGTCTTTACCGGTGATATCGCTGCCTCTCAGTCCACCATCGGCCCCATCCAGTTTCAGTGGGACGTAGCTAATCTACGCTGGGATATTACGCTCACTCCCAATCAGGCCGGAGTTCTAGACGTGCACGTCGTTGATGGACCAGCTAACCTCAATCGTGGTTCCACTAACATCAACCTCCCCCCTGCGACCATCGTTATCGCCGCCGTTGTCAATCCGGACTTCACCAACCAAGGAAATGACGCCGCCATCCAATGCGACATGTATTATCGTCTCGGCGTCTTCGTGTCAGTGGCTGGAGTGTACCAACCCGTCAATCTCGAGCGCGCTGTCATCATGATGATTAACAATGTTCGCACGCTGCATTACGTGCATGACCTGTCTGACAATCACGTTCTTATGTACGTTTGTGACATCGGTGACAACACCATCGGCCGTTCCATCGCTCACCCGCTGGCTGACATCTTCCGTATTCAATTCCCTAACAATGTCCCCCTTCTAGCCTCCCCTCCCTACCCGAACGCCTCAGGTCGACTGATGTTGAATGGCCAGAACTACTTGGACCTGGATCCCTTACCCCCGGTGCTCCCTCCCGCTGTCGTCTTACAACAACTCTCTACTGCCGTTCAGACTGGCCGTGACACGGTAGAGGTGCCAGTGGCGCGTACACGTATGTGGTCGTGTAAGACGAGTTAGCCGCCTGCGGTTCGCAGTCATGTTATTCATC